TTTCACGGCCGCTCCGCACCGCCCATATCGACGGCGCACAGGCGGCACAGGCGCTGACCATCGTGTTGCGCTCGGCCATGTGGTGTCTCATTGCGCTGTCGGCGGTCGGCACACTCTACGGCGTGCTCGGCCAGGCTGTGCCACTCTGGCAGCCCTGGCGGATCATCGGCGACGTGGTTGCCGCACCGGCCCAGGCAGCGTTGGCGCTCGCGCTCCAGCTCGGCCTAACCCTGGGACAGTGGGGCGGTATCGAGCTTGCACGCGAAGACCGGCGCTGGTGGATTGTGTACGTCGGTGCACTACTCGCGTCGGTCGCGTTGAACGTGGCGGCGTACTGGGAGCCGCTGGTGGTGATTGCCGGGTTGCCCTGGCTGATCGCCGTCGTGTTGATCATCGGTGGGGACGTTGCGCCTGAATGGCTGCTGAAGAAGTAGGAGGTTCCATGGACGCTCTCGCCTACGCCTACGCTGCGCTCGCCGCCATCGGCGTAGGCGCGATTGTCTACGCCCGGGTCGTCGTACCCCTGCTCGAAGCGTTTGGCATCGAGGCGCCGTTGTCGAGCGCATTTTACGACAAGCCCCAACCCCAGACGACGCAGACAGGGCAGACAGACAGGCCAGACAGCGCGTCTGCTGCCCAGGAGGAGCCCGAAGCGCCGCGCAACTTGACAGAACGTGCGATACCGCCGGGCGATCGCGGTGCACTCGTCGAAGCGCTCGTCATGAACGAGTGGGGCGTCGGGCAGATTCGCAACGTTTTGAAGGGCGACAATGGTGTGATCTCGCAGGAGATTGCAGCCGCCAGGGAGCGGCTGGGGCTCCCAGCGGCACCCAGGACGATTACGATTAGTCGGCATGGGGAGCCGATACAGGAGGTGGAGTTGTGAGACTACCGAGAGCGGAGGAACACCCGTTGTATACCAGCCATCTACTGCCGCTGCTGGGCCAGCTGGGCGGCATGCTCCAGATCTGGTATGCCCCAATGAACGCATTTTTCGTCCAATGGCACGACGAGCTGATGCGCGTATCGTTCGATACGTCACACTCAATACCAGGTGCGAGCGTGTTCGTGCCGCGCTCTATGGCACAACGGCGCGTCATGGAGTTGCCAACACCTGACACGCAGCACACGTGGGGCGGTCGTCCGACGTGGCGGCTCGACAAATACATCCGCAATGCCATGCGCACCGCGTGGCTTCAGCCTGATATCGTGAGCGGGGCAACGTTCAATGGCGTAGCAGTCGCGGCGCTGCCATACGAGCACTCGGAGGAAGTGGTATGACGAACGACGCACGCATCAGGGCGTTCTTCGCCGCTGCGCCATTACCGATGTTGGCGCTTGCCGCAAGCTACGGTGTGTACAGTTTCAATATCCTATTTGTGCCACAGTGGGTGGCACTCGTAAGCGCCGCAGCGTACGAACTAACCTACGTGGGGCTTGCCGTGGTGCAAGTCCAGAACGATCAGCGCGTACGCGCACGCTGGATCAGCCTGGGCGCGGTCGTCGTCTCAATTGCCTACAACACGCTAGCGGGGCTGTTTCACCGCGAGCCGATGCTACTCGACGCTGCACCACTCTGGGCAAACGTGGCCCTGGCGCTGTTGCACGGTGCGCCGCTCGCGTGGGTCGCGTTCTTGGTCGCCGATTTGCTGCTGCACCGCGTGCCGGATAGTGTGCCACAGGTGCAACCAGAGGTGGCGCGGCTGCGTCAGGCGTTGGCACAGGCCGAACAGCGAGCGTTTCACGCTGAGGCACAGGCTTCAGACGCGCTGAAACAACTGACGCAGGTGCCGGACGACGTGTTGCTGGAGGTGTCCGAGCGACGCATCAGCCTGCGCGGCCTGGCGCGTGCGCTCGATATCTCTCCCAGTACGCTGAGCCGTCGGCTGCGCGATATGGGCGATACGCAATAGGCATGAGTGCACGAAAAAAAGCGCCCTCCGCTGGGAGGGCGCTTTGCTTTGTCAGATCGAGCTACACGTAGCACAGCCCCAGGCCGCACTGACGTACCATTTCCGGTGTGCCATCGTTGTCAATCGGCGCTTCACCGAGCGGCACACGAGAGCCGTGCAGCCACACGCCGCCACGCTCGTCGGCGTCGTGAATCTCCTGCTCCAGTGCAATCGCCTGGCGCCACAGTTCGGGGCGCTCCCGCACCTCGCGCCATTCCTCGTTCCGCTGATGTGGACACATCCAACAGCGTGATTTACTCGGGATCGGCAACCCGGCGGCCGCAATGATGCGTTCACAGTCCGAACGGGTGAGCGCGAGCTCTAGGAGCGGATACCGCTTGCCGTCGTGTGATTTCACGCGGCGCCTCTCCTCAAGGGAGAAGCCAATCCAGTTGACATGCGTACGTGACGGTGCACCGAGCACGCGAGAGGCGTAGCGCTCCGAGACGCGGGCCTTCCACTCCCCAGAACAAAACGTGGGGAGTTTGCCGGTTCCGGTGTAGACAGGCATCAGCAAATCGCCATTTTTGCCGTAGACGTCCACCGTCGCCAACTCATGCCCTGCGCGGTGGATCTCCAGGCCAACCTGCGCCATCAGCGGCCTGGCATAGTTGTCCAGATACTCCCACGTCGTGGGCATCTCGCGGCCCGTATCAGCCACGATGATCGCGTCAGGGCGCTCTAGTCGGCCCTGTGCGACGAGCACACACATGGCGATGGTCTGTATTCCTCCGCCGTATGACAGAATGTTGAACATATTACATCCTACAAGCGCCCTGGGCACGACACCCAGGGCGCTGCGTTTGACTATTGACTACAGCCCCTCAATCTGGCCATGCCACTTGGCCTGATCGACACGGGCAAGCTCGGGGACAAGCTGCGAGATGCTCGGATCGTGCCGCTCCGCGAACATCTCCGCGAACCGGCCTACCCACTCGTCGGCGACGCGAAACGTCGCACCGAACTGCCACGGCTCGCCCTCCGCGGGGCAGACGCTCTCGCGGGGCACGAAGAACTCCCGCCCTCGAAACAAGCCCTGGGCGAACGCCCAATTGTTGGCGTCCCAGGCGCTCCGCGCCCAGTCCACCGACCACGTCACCACGGCCTGCGTGGAGGGGTTGTTGCGGTGGGCAAACGCCCTGCCGCTCCCCAACGAACCGGCCAGATCCACGAACCTGAACCGCAACTGCCGAACAAACTCTTGCTCCTGCTCCATGCTCTCCTCCTCCACGCCCTCGTCAGCACGTTGCCGACGGCCACCGACTGGGTACGGTGGGGCGGCCCTTGTGGGCCGCTGCACGACTGGAGCCTAGCGGATCGTCTCGACGCCCTCGACGTCGAAGCCCAGGGCGGCCCAGAAGCGCTTGGCAGCGCGGCTGTCGATGTCGCCCACGACGTCCAGCGCCGGGTTGATGCGCTGGTAGTCGCGGATGATGCGAGAGCCGATCCCCTCGCCGCGGTCGCGGACTTCGAAGAACGTCAGGTAGGTGTGCGAGGTGTCGCCGTCGGCGAACCTCGCGTAGGCCGCCACCTCGCCGTTGCTATCGAGCCAGAACAGGCACTCGCCATCTTCCCAGGCGCAGAAGTCCATCCACGACTGGTTGTACAGGCTCTCGCGGGCGGTTTCGGCGGTGGTCATTGTGTACTTCATGGCGGTGTCTCCTCAGTAATTGCCCCTCTCCACGGGAATTAGTATAGCATAGTAATTTCCGTGCTGTCTAGTAGGCAAAACGGGCAATTTTGCACCACTTTGCAGCGCCTTGCACCGCGTGCTACAATTGCCCCATGAGCAACATTTCGTGGCTAGGAATGACACGTAATTCGTTTACACCGGGGCGAACGCAGCCGATCCGCGTGCTCGTGATCCACGCGACGGCGGGCGCGTTTCCGGGTGATCGCGATTGGCTTCAGAAGGGCGGATCAATCTTCAACCCGGTGTCGTGCCACTACCTCATTGACAAAACCGGCGCTGGGTACCAGTTCGTCAGGGAGCGCGATACCGCGTGGCACGCGGGCAAGAGCGCCTGGACGATCGACGGTTCTCGTGCAGAGAACCTGAACCCCTGGTCGATCGGGATCGAGCTGTCCAACCGCAACAACGGTGTCGATCCCTACCCACAGGCGCAATTTGATGCGGCAGTGGCGCTTTCGCGTGACATCGTCACACGATACGACATTCCGCGTTCGCAATTGGTGCGCCATCTCGACATCAGCCCTGGGCGAAAAACCGATCCCGTGGCGTTCCGCTGGAGCGATTTTGTCCACGCGGTGTACCAAACCAACGAACCGAGATACACCGCCGACGCGCCCCTGCTCGGCCAACCCCTCGGCACGATCGAACAGGCTGTCAGTTGGTTTGCTGCACGCTCCACGCTCTACTCACGCACCGCCATCGGCGAGATCGTCACGGCGTACCAGCGCGTGGGTGACGAAACCGGCCTTGACTGGTTCCTCGCCCTCGCCCAGTGTGCCCACGAGACGGGTAGCCTCACCAGCTGGTGGTGCGATCGACCGCGCCGCAACCCCGCGGGCATCGGGGTGACTGGCCAGAGCATCCCTGGCACGCCCACCTTGTCGCCCGGGCGAAACTGGGCGTATCGTGACGGTCGGTGGTACGAAGGCGCATCGTTTGCCCAGTGGGACGATCTCTCGGTCGCTGCCCATCTCGGGCGCTTGCTCGCCTACGCGCTCACCGACGAGCAGGCCAACGACGTGCAGCGTCGGCGCATCAGTTACGCGCTCAGCGTTCGCCCGCTCCCAGCGCACCTGCGCGGTGTCGCTCCAACCCTGGGAGCGCTGAACGGAAGGTGGGCCGTGCCGGGGACGACGTATGGACAATCAATCGCTGCGCTCGCCAATAGGATGCGAGCATTGTAACGGCATCGCCCACGAAAGGACTGACTCGCAATGGATCCCGTGACCACCATTCCGCCCGACGCCAGCTGGCAGCAGCTCGTCTATGCACTCTTTATGCTCGCCCTGCCAGCGCTGTTCACCTACCTGGAGCGCCTACGACGCGACATCAAGGACAACACGGAGAAGACCGAGAAGGTGAACCACTCGCTCAATGGCGAACTGGACAAGCGCCTTGACAAGTTGGCTCAGGATATCGGCGAAGCCATCGCCGAGTCGCACTCGGAGATTGAGCGGCGCATCTCCGACATGGACGATCGCATCGCCAAGCTCGAAGAACGCATATTTCGGCAGCAGTAGAGTATGGTATAATGATGCCCTAGCGCCGTTCGCAGCGGCCTAGGGCTCGATTGCAAGGAAAGGGTTGCAATGCACGTATTGTACCATAATTGATATTATCTGTGTAAAGCCCGCGTCGTTGTGACGTCGGGCATTTGTGTTTGTGAAGGAGGAGAAGAGTGATGATTGTACTACCATACAACAGAAACACCGAAGCGATGGCGTTGCATGAAGCACAGCTACGGAAGCCGTACATCAAAACAATCAATCATGTTCATGGAGAATTGTCTGAGCAGCGCTACACAAACGGCTTTATTACACAGCACCATGTGACGGAGTTCTTCAAGAGAGAAGTACCCACCTTGTTCGTGCATGCATCAAATTATGGGCGCCCCAGTGTTGGTGCTTCTGATGATTTTCGTGTTCGTCTTCCTCGTGGCATCATTTCTATCGATGTGGCATCAGCGCAAGTGGGCTTGAACATTCTGCGATGGACAGTCATGAGGCGTAAACTCGGACAGGATTATCACGTATTGGCAGAGCTCAAGCCACAAGAGAGCGTTATCATTCATGGCTATGTGACGGGTTTCTCGTGGGATCAGAAGAGCGGGAGTTGTATCTATCCCGAAGAAACACTACCCGTCGAAGATCTCCTGCGCCAGTGGAAGCGCCTAATCGTTCACGCGGCTTGACACCGCTCCCCACCTAGCCCTATACTGTCGGCGTGTGTTCATGAGTTGGTGTTCTCCACTCCACTCCTCCCGACGGCTCCGCTACCCGCTCCGGTAAGAGCGGGTTTTTTGTTGCCTACAAATGCGAACGCGCAGGTGTGCCGTCCTGCGCGTTCGACTTGGGATGTCCACTTGCAATCCGATGAGCCATGCGGCGAGCTACGAGCTCGCTGTTTTTATTGTACCAGGTTGAGAAGAGAGCGCAAGTTACCATAACGTTCTTATAGGTACTCTACCTATATCTCTAAAACCCCTTATATACTCTCTACTCTGCACATATTTCTTGTTGCGCTTGTTGCGCTTGTTGCGCTTGTTGCGCTTGTTGCGCTTGTTGCGCGCAACAACGTGTTGCGCTCGTGTTGCGCTTGTATTTGGCTTTCTAATGCCTCAAACCCCAAGCGCAACAAGCGCAACAACATTTTTGTGCAACACGAGCGCAACAAGCGCAACAAACGTGTTGCACTCGTGTTGCGCTCGATAAACAGACGTGCTATAGTTTGCGTAACACATCTGGAGGTGCTATGAGCGGGCAATTCATCGCGGCTGGTACCATTATTGTCGGTTCGGTCGCCACGGCTATCTATAAAGCGGCTGGCAACGGGTGTACGTTGCAGATCTCTCACCCGAGCGGCGGGAAGCGCGTGACCATCGGCACCCAGGGCGTGACCGACCAGGCTGGGTGGGTGTTCAAGGGATCGAGTGACTATACGTTCACCATGAACCTCCCGCCGAACGTGACACTCTGGGGCATTTGCGAACCGGCACAAACGCAGTCGATTAACTACATCGTCACGGAGTTCTGATTGAACATCCGCAACCGCATCATCGAGCAGCGCCTCGTCACGCCTGACGAGGTGGCACCCAACCCACGAAACTGGCGCACCCATCCCCAGTCGCAACGCGACGCGATACGCGGCATCCTCGGCCAGGTTGGCATCGCAGCTCCAGTGATCGCCTACTACTCGGCGCGTGCGGGCAACCGGCTGATGCTGATCGATGGTCACGAGCGCATGACGGTCGGCGTGCCGTTTCCGTGCGCCATTCTCGATGTGGACGACGCCGAGGCTGACACCCTCCTCGCCACGTTTGATCCTATCACCACGATGGCTACCGCGAACAACGAGGCGCTTGATGCGCTCCTCCGCGACGTCACGACGGACAGCCCGGCACTCACGCAGATGTTAGCCGAGTTGGCGGAGGAGGTTGGACTGTATGCCGACACGCCAACCATCACCGAGGACGACGTACCTGAGCCGCCGGTCGATCCAATCACGAAGCCGGGCGACCTGTGGATTCTCGGAGACCATCGCCTGCTCTGCGGCGACTCGACGAAGGCGGATGATGTCGAGCGGCTGATGGCAGGGACAATTGCGGAGGTGATGCTCACGGATCCTCCATACTGTTCTGGAGGCTTTCAAGAGGCAGGTCGCAGCGCAGGCAGCATAGGCACGCGCTCCGGTCTGATGATTGCAAACGATGCACTATCAACTCGTGGGTACCAGTCACTAATGAAAGCAGTCCTTGCAACATTTGAGCCAAGTTGCGCCTACATGTTCACCGATTGGAGACAATGGATTTCTTTGTTTGACTGCATGGAGTCCAGAGGATTTGGTGTTCGCTCCATGATCGTGTGGGACAAAGGAACTCCAGGGATGGGAAGAGGGTGGAGGGGCCAGCACGAGCTAGTAATGTTTGGAAGCCGGATTACATCGCCGTTTGAGCCGACTGATTGTCACGGCAACGTCATCAAGGCGTCGCGGACAGGCAATCCCGATCACCCAACACAAAAGCCGGTCGACCTGTTGGCGACAATCATCAAAACCACAAGTTTCGCCAAAGTATTTTGCGATCCCTTCCTCGGCAGTGGCACCACGCTGATCGCCGCCGAGCAACTGGGCCGCACGTGCTACGGGATGGAGATCAGCCCGCAGTATTGCGACGTGATCGTGAAGCGGTGGGAGACGCTGACCGGGAAGAAGGCGGTTCGTGTGCCGCTTGAGGGCTGAGGTGTTCGCCCATGGCTGCGAAGAAATCTACAACGCCTCAACAGTATGCCCAGGCGCTTCGGGAGACGTTCGGCAACATCAGCATGGCTGCTCGGAAACTTGGCGTCGATCGCAAGGCGGTGCAGTACGCGATTGAAAAGCACCCCGTCGTCAAAGAGGCACACGACGAAGCGGCTGAGCAGATTACCGACATCGCCGAGGGACACCTAGTGGCAGCGGTACGCAAAGGCGACATGAAGCAGGTGCAATACTGGTTGGAGAACAAAGCAAGGCATCGCGGATATGGCAGTGTCTACGTCCACAACACGCACTCGGGGCCGAACGGCGGGCCGATCACGCACCACGTCTTCGACCACAATGCCGTCGTTGCCGCGCTTGCGCGAGGATCAGATCCAGATCGTGACCGCACCAGCAACGATTAAATGCGTGGCCATGGGCCGCCGATGGGGAAAAACCTACATGGCTGGCATCTATGCACTCACCGCGGCTGATATGGGCGGCTCCGTTGCCTGGGCCGTACCGATCTACAAAAACGCTCGCTCGCCCTGGCGCTTCGCCGAGGCGATGACGGCACCGGTCGCCAACCAGTTACGCATCAACCGGACTGAGCGCGTGATGGAGTTCCCCAGCGGTGGCCGACTCTCAATCTACTCGGCTGATAACGACGTGTCGATCCGTGGCGAAGCGTTCGATCTGGTGATTGTCGATGAAGCCGCCATGGTGCGCGAGGAGACGTACACCGACGTCATCCTACCCACCCTGGCCGATCGCTCGGGGCGCGTGCTGCTTATCTCCACACCCAAAGGTCGCAACTGGTTCTGGAGGGAGTGGCAGCGCGGTAAAGCGGGGCAGCCTGGTTACGCATCGTTTCAAGCACCCACCAGCGCCAATCCGATCCCGTCGATCAAGCAAGCCGCTGAGTTGGCACGGGAGCGCGTGAGCAATCGCACGTTTCGCCAGGAGTGGCTGGCGGAGTTCGTGGAGGACGGCGGCGGCGTGTTTCGCGGTGTGCGAGCAGTCGCGACCGTCGCACCGGGTGCGAAGCCACATCCCGACCACGTGTATGTCATCGGCGCAGACTGGGGACGGTCGAACGACTACACCGTCTTCACCGTCATCGACGCGACGGCTCGGGAGGTCGTGGCCATCGACCGGAGCAACCAGGTGGAGTACGAGTTGCAACGCGGTCGGCTGCGCAACCTCGTGACGCACTGGCATGCAAGCGTGGTCGTGGCCGAGACCAACGCGATGGGGCAGCCGATCGTCGAAGCGCTCAGCCGGGAGCGCATCCCCGTGCGTCCGTTCGTGACGACAAACGCCACGAAAAGTGTTATTATTGACGCGCTGGCGCTCGCCTTGGAACGCGGCGAGCTTCAGCTTCTCCAGTTTGAGCCGCTACTCGACGAGCTCGAAGCGTTCGAGGTTGACCGCACGGCCAGCGGGTTGACACGCTATGGTGCACCGTCGGGCGCACACGACGACTGCGTCATCAGCCTCGCATTGGCGTATAGTGCGTTGGGCAAAACGAATAGCGCACGAGGAGCCTTCGGGTGAGAATGGTACGCGCTGCGATTATCTGGGTGCTGCACACGACCTGCTACAGCCTGGGGCTGTTGGCGGGTTTCGTCGTTACCGTATTGCTCCTCATGTGGGCCGCGTGCCTGGCCGGGTACCGCGCAGGGAGGTACCGCTAAATGCCATCGTGGATCGATAAGACGTTAAAGCTCTGGGATGCCATCAAGCAGGCACCCAACCCTGGGCAACTGTACCCCGTGGGCAGGCAGTCCTACGGCTCTCCGGGGCCCATCTCCTGGGGCGGGTGGTCAGACCTGGGAGGTACGGGAGCAGGGCTCTCCGGGCCGACGGCAACGGGACAGACCGATCTGAAGAACGCACGCACCGCCATTCAGTCGGTGTGGGTGTATAGTGCATGCAGCGCCATCGCTGGGGAGATCAGCGCCGCTCGGTTGGTCGTGCGTCGGCGCGTGAGCGACGAGGGCGAAGAGGATATTGAGAACCACCCCTGGGAACGGCTCTGGGAGCAGCCGAACCCCTTCTTCGGCAGGGCATCCCTGATGGCCTACTGGGCGTGGTCACTCCTGCTCACGGGCGAAGCGTACCTGTTCCTGCGTCCGGTCGGTGGACAGCTCAAAGAGATCTGGCCGATCCCACCCTGGGCGATTGAGCCGATCCCTGACCCACAAGCGTTCATTGCTGCGTACAAATACGACCTTGGCCCAGACAAAGCGCCCATGCGCATCGACAGCAAGTACATCGTATACAGCCGCCTCACCAACATCTTCGACCCACGGCGCGGCATGTCGCCCCTCGTCTCAGCCCTGGTGGCCGTTGAGAGCGACCTGTCCATGCGAGCGTGGAACCGCAACTTCTTCAGCAAGGAGAACGCGGCACCCAGCGGTATGATTACCGTGCCACGCGATACGCTCGACAGCGACATGGACGTCATTCGACAGCAGATCTGGGACTACTTCGGCAGCGGGCAGCGGCGCGTCGGTGTGGCTCGTGCGGGCGACCTGGCGTGGACGGCGTTTGACCGAAGCCAGAAGGATATGGAGTTCTTGAGCGGACGGGAGTTCGCACGCACGGAGATCAGCCGGGCGTTTGGGATTCCTGACGGCTACTGGGACAAGGATGCGACCCGGGCCAATGCGGAGGGTGCAAAGGCCACGATGATTGAGACGGCGGTATGGCCGAAGCTCGTGTTGCTGATGGAAGACCTCAACGCCCAGGCCGCACCCAACTGGATTGAGGATGACGACGTCCGCATCACGTTTGAAGACATTCGACCGCGCAACGTGAGCCAGGAGCTTCAGGAGTTCACGACCCACTCGCCGGTGCTGACGGTCAACGAGCTTCGCGCTCTTGCTCACTACGACCCTCTCCCCGACTACCGCGGGCTGATGACCCTGGATGAATTGAAGAAGGGCGCACCGCTCCCCACCACGGTACCGGCGCTGTTGGCTGAGCAGACGGCAGCACAGCAGGCGGAGCAAGAGGAGACCGCAGCACCGGCGGCGGAGGAAGCGGCACCCGAAGAGGCAGCACCGGCGGCGGAGGAAGCGCCGCTCGAAGAGCAGCCCGAGGCGGAGATGAAGCGCTGGGAGCGCAAGGCACTCAAGGCGCTGAAGCGTTCCGGGAGTGCGAGCGTGGCGTTCGTGAGCAGTGCGATCGACGCCGCGACGAAAGCGTCGGTCACGGCGGCACTCGCCACGGCGCGTACCCCGGCGGAGGTGCGGGAAGCGTTCGCGAAGGCACTTGACGTACCGCGGGTATCGGCGGAGGAAGCGGCGGACGTGTTGCGGTCGGTCGATGATGAGGCACTGCGATGGGCACGATGGGCACTGGAGGAACGGTCATGAGCGAGCTGCTCGATCTGGAGCTTGACCTGCTCGAAGCAGCGATCAAGCACGGTAAGCACGATCAGAGTAGTCACGGTCGGCGTACCGCCAGGCGCAGGGCGTACAGTGCGGCGTACAGTTCAGCACGAGCTGGCGGGGCTTCCCCAGCGGATGCACGGGCCGCAGCGCGTGAGGCTGGGCTTTCACGCCAGGGCGAGCGTGACGCCAGGCTGGAGCGGTTGCGGGAGCGTGCATCGCAACCCATTGCGCGAGAACGTGCAGAATCAATATTGAGTGCTGGGGAAAGTGCTACTGGTCAATCTTTTGCACGCGCTCTTGCACGTCAGGTTCCTTTGACAGAGCAAGATGCAAAAGACGTCGTAGCTATTCGTGACGCGTACAATCGGGTGTTCAATAATGGCTCTCCTTCGTTTACCGCGTTACCCTACGCATCGCAAATGACCGGTTCAGGAAAGTCGCCAATTGAGAATCTGCGAGACGCAGCGAGAAGCACCAATCGCGATATTTGGGAACCTGCTCGGCAAATATTACGTGAACTGGAAAAGTGACCATCCCGTGAGGAGGGCCAGGGCATGAGCGTTCAGCTGAAGATTACGCTTGATGAAGCGCAAAAGATGAAAAAGCGAAAAGACTGACGGAGCTTGACACCCTGTGACCACGCTTGACAACATCATTGCCCTGGCGTCTGCCGAGATTGAGCGCGTGACCAACCGCTACGCAGAAGCGGGCGATTGGAAAGCGTGGGAAGACGGCATGCGCAAAGCGATCGCCACGGGGCACAGTGCGGCAACGTGGGCGTCGGTCGGCGAGCGGGGCTTTGGTGGTCGGGTGCGCCAGTGGATCGGTGGCCTGTTGGGTAATCGCATCTTACCGAAAGACGACAAGCAGCGGCTCGAAGCGATTATGCAGGAGCAGTTGGGATACCTCAAACGGTTTGCCGCGGAAGCGGCAGGGTTAAGCAAGGCGGCAATCGCAGCACGGGCACAGCTCTACGCCGGGGCGATTCGTAGTACCTACTACGAGACCCGCTGGGGCGATTGGATTATCCCGCCGTCGCTCCTTCCGGGCAACCAGGAATGTCTGGGCAATTGTCGATGCACCATCGATATCCGAGACAACGGCGACGGCACCGGTGTATTGACCCGAGTGATGGGCGGCGAGAATCATTGCACCGAGTGCCCGCCGTTGGCAGGTGACCACCCCGTAAGGAGGGCCAGAGCATGAGTGATATTGAGACTATCCAGATTGAGCTACTCGACCTGGCCGTAAAGCACGGCAAGCACAATCAAGCAAGTCATGGACGCAAGACCGCACGACGCAGGGCGTACAGCGCGGCGTACAGTTCAGCTCGGGCTGGTGGGGCATCACCGGCTGAAGCCAGGGCAGCCGCACGTGAGGCGGGAATGGCACGCCAGAGCGAACGAGATACAAGGTTGGAGCGGTTACGAGAAGCGTCGGAAAGACAACGATTTTCCAGAGAAATAGATCGCCGATTTCAAGAACAGGTTGAGCAACAGATTTCCGGAAGAGATGTATCTCAAGAAGCTCGTGGAACACTAAATACTTTGATGCGCAGAGAGAGCGACTTGAGAAGTGGCCCACTTACTGATAATGTCGCCAAAAAACTAAAGAGTGAAGCAGAGAATAGTGCAAGGCTTCGTGACGAGTCCTTGAGCAACGGGAATGTTCGTGATGCTGCTCGATATGAAATATCACGACGTACGTACGAGGAGGCTCTTACCATTGGCCAGCGACAGAAACAAGAGTGGGAAGAGGGTCGGCAGCGATCAGCAGAACGATTTGATGCGCTTAGTCGTGCAAAGAGATTGCAAGATCGCTTAGACAGAGGCAGCAAACTTACAAAAACTGAACGGCAAGATTTGGAACGATTGCGCGATCGATTCATTCAGGAAGAACGAACAAGCAGGTCGAATAGAGATGTGCAAGGTAGTGCAACTGATGACCAGTTGTTTCGTGGGGCAATAAGTATCTTGAGATAGTCTTGACCACGAAGGAGGGCCAGGGCATGAGCGTTCAGATAAAAGTGATCCTCGATGAAGCGGCAATGCAGCGCATCAAAGACAAGATCGGCTCATTCCCTGACAACGACCTGCTGTTGCTGATCGCCACCAAGGTCGCCCAGGAAGGGGCAATACCCCGGGCGAAGTACTACCCTCCGGAGCCGGGGCGACCGCAACCGTTCAAGACGGCGAAACAGCGCCGGGCGTTCTTCGCGATGCTACGCGACGGACGGATCAAGGTTCCCTATCCGAGAACCATGACGCTTCTCAACGCGTGGCAGCAGTCAAGCGACGGGTTCACGGTAGAGAACA